CTCCAAAGAGGGGTTCTGGAGTACAGGAGCAGATGTCCTTAAAGAACTTCCAGGGCCAAAAGGGCTACTTTCCCTATTGTTAAAACAGAGCGAGCAAGCGAAGCTGCTCAGCACATACTATCACGGCTTCCCAGCCATCAGGGATAAAATGGACTGGCAGGATGGAATGCTACATGGTCAATTTAATCAGTGCAATGTTGTTACTGGCCGCTTGTCCAGTTCCCGACCCAATCAACAAAATATGCCAAAGGATATGGATGAATTCATCACCTCTCGTTTTAACTAAAATTGAAGGTGGATATAGAGTTGAGTGGGAAAATGGGGTTTATATAGGTGATATTTTAATGAAGGAAGATGGATTTTATGATTTCTGGCCTATACAACATGGAGGTTATTGGCCTGCTCATTTACTTCGTGCTCTAGCTGACAAGCTAGATGAAATCAACAAACCTTGGCAAAATCAAATTGATAATGACCCAAACATATAAGAGGTAAACTCGCTAATACATCTAGATGTAAAAAGCCTGGAGTTAGTAACAGCGGCTTACCTAAGCCGCGATCCAACCCTGACAGAAGAAATTAAGAATGGGGTAGATATTCATGCATCAAATCAAGCCCGTTTCAATCTCCCCGAAAGAGTTGTAGCAAAAACGTTTGTATTTCGTTTAATTTATGGCGGGCAGGCATATTCTTATGCCCACGACCCAGCATTTAATCACATTTCAAAGTCACAGAAATATTGGCAGCGTGTAATTGATGACTTTTACAACAAATACCCGACAATTGCCCAATGGCACCAAGGATTGGTCAGGACGGTGCTAGAGACAGGGCAATATGTGGCCCCTACGGGGAGAGCTTACACCTTCCCCCGTGCTGATGTAGCCCATCGTGAGTGGTTCTGGAGGCCAAAAATACTAAACTACCCTGTTCAGGGCCTAGGGGCTGATTTAGTGGCTATTGGTAGAGTAACTATGTGGAAAAGGCTGCGGCGTGACCAAATACCTGTGTTATTTCAATCAACCGTTCACGACAGCATTGACATTGACTGTGAAGCATGCTATAATAGTAGGGTAGTAGAAATAGTTAAGCAGTCAATAATAGACATCCCAACGAATTTCTATAGATTATTTGGGGTGGAGTTTGACTTACCTCTAAACAGTGAAGTAAGCGTAGGACCAAACCTAAAGGACCAACAAAAAGTATGAGTCAAATTACGATCTTGAAAGTAGAAAAAGAAACATCTCCTAAAGGGTATGTTGTTACGAATGTTTCCTATAAAAATGCTGAAGGTAAAGTGAAGGGGATGAAGGTGTTTCCCTTTAAAGAGCAGGCGAGCGTCGCAGCAGCATTTAGCGACGCCTCTCCTGGGGATGTTTATGAAGCTGCGTTCCGTAAGAATGATAAGGATTTCTGGGAATTCGCCCCCACACCTACCAAAACAGGCGCTAAAGAATCTGTGGCTACGAGTGGAGGTACGACAGCCGCTGGAGCAACGCGAAGCGGCAATTGGGAGACTTCAGAAGAGCGTGCTGCTAGACAGGTGATGATTGTTAGGCAAAGTAGTTTAGAACGGGCTTTACAATATTTTGAATTGACAGGACATAAAAAGGCTGATCTTTCTGAAGTGATTGCTCTAGCTAGTAGGTTTGTAGATTTTGTTATGGGACGAGAAGTTGTAAGCTCCTTCGGAGCGCAAGCATTCAAACCTGAAGTTAAAACCGCTACGAAAGCGGAGAAAACAGGAGAAATTGAATAGTGGCTAGAGAATATGTATTGAGTGAGGATGTACCCCCTCAAATTTTGAGGGTTTATGATGAACCGGGTTTAAGCTGGCGAGATGCTAAGAAAAACCTACGACAATGGTATTTGAATCAAGCTGCTGGTGTTCGTGGGATGCGAGAGCGGGATGCATTAGTGCCACAAGCACAAGATGATGCAGAACATCAAGAAGAACTTGCTTTTGAAGTAGCTAACTCTTAAAAATAGCTAGCTACCCAGTTAGGCAGATAGCGACTGCACTGTTCACCTGATGGGTGTCTGGAACTGGGACTTACAATGAGAGGGTGGTGTAATTGGCAGCATCACAGGTTTCCAACCTGTGGGTCTGGGATCGTTGCCCAGTCCTCTCTCCAGAAAGTACCATCGTGAAAGGCGAACTGGGACAAGGCCAATCCCAAAGGTAACAATGGGTGGAAATCCCTACGGTACTCCAGCAACGCAAGTTCACAGAAATGTGAGCGCCCGCCCTATTAGTTCAGTGGTAGAATGCGGAGCCTGTAACTCCGAGACAGAGGTTCGATTCCGTCTATGGGGCACCAACATAAGAGGATTATGACAACAGCATTAATCGACGGAGATTTGGTAACCTATAGATGTGCAGCAGTTTGTGAAAATGCTGGAGAGGGTTTAGCCATATGGCAGACAGATCAACTTGTTTCAAGAATATTGGAGGATGTTAATGCAGACAATTGGAAGATTTACCTCAGTGGAGACAACAACTTTAGATTTGCCATATTCCCTGACTACAAAGCTAACCGAAGAGATCAGCCTAAACCTAAACATCTCGAAAGACTCAGAGAATATTTGGTGCTTGAACACAACGCCATCATTGCCGACGGATGCGAAGCTGACGATGAATTGGGAATCGAAGGCACCCGGCTTGGCCCTGATGGAGCTATCATTTGTAGTCTCGACAAGGACTTGCTCCAAATACCTTCTACGAACTACAACTTTCACCGTAGGGAACTACGACGAATCCCTCCTGAAGAGGGACTTAGGACTTTTTATGAGCAAGTTCTCATCGGAGATTCGGTTGACAACATTAGCGGATGTAGAGGAATCGGTAAAGCAAAAGCTCCAAAACTTCTTGCTGAATGCCGTACAGAATTTGATTATGTCGAAGCAACTTGGAGGGCTTACGAAGCTGCAGGACAATCAGAACAAGACTTCATCCGAACCTGCAGACTCTGCTTCATCCTACGACAGAGAGATGTTCATTGGCGACCTCCCCTAGACTTGCAGTTACAACCATAGGTTCTAAAGTAGAAATATTTAATGAGGATGAGGAGTGGCTGTATGGTAAATGGTGGTCAGGGGCACAGTGGATACCGTGCCGTTGGTTTAAAAATGGGCGATTTACGGAGGATAGAGAATGCTCTCTGGACTTGAAATTATCGGAGTTGTAGTAATATTTTTCATTGCAGTGCTATTGATTTGTGAATGATTCCGCTCGTAAAAAAGGAGCGTCGGGTGAAAAAACACGCAATGGGGGACTCTGGACCGAAGCAAGGTGGAATTCCTTCGTTAGGTCCGCGCTCAGAGGCGCTTTCCGTAGATGGCAACCCAAGTATGATGTACTTAAGGATGCTTTTACTAGCGTCAAACAGAATAAAGCGTCGGGCAGACAAGCAAAGCATTACAGATGTGCAGTGTGTAAAAAAGAGTGGCCCCTTAAGCAGATGTCAGTTGACCACAAAACGCCAATTGGCACCTTCACTTCTTGGGACGATTTTATTGAACGCCTCTACTGCGAAAAGACCAACCTCCAAGCCCTCTGTAAAAAATGTCACCTCATTAAATCGAACAAAGAAAAAAAGGAAAACAAGAACAAAAAATGAAAATAAAGGCGCTCTACGAAAACAATGAAGGGCAACATGAATTGAACGCTGTACTCACGGAAGATCAGCTTAAATTCTTAATAGAATACGCTCTGCTGGAGCTTCTGCGTAAGGGGCTCATGATACCAGAAGTGCATAATGACCAAGTAACACTCATTGAGTTTGGAAAAATGAAGGGAAATGAAGATGCCGAAGCATTTGGTGATACCGGACATGCAAATAAAGCCGGGAGTTCCAACTGACCATTTAACATGGGCAGGGAAGTTCATTGCTGCAAAGCGCCCTGATGTTATTGTCTGCATCGGGGATGCAGCAGATATGGAGAGTCTGTCGTCTTATGATGTAGGACAGAAACGATTTGAAGGGCGGAGATATAAAGCTGACATTATGGCTGTTAAAGCGGGGATGGAAAAACTACTATCACCATTTCAGGGCATCAAAGGATATAAACCTAAGATGGTGATGACTTTGGGGAACCATGAAGACCGTATAGATAGGTGTGTTGAATCTGACCCTAAACTTGAAGGAGTGTTAACACTAGATGACCTTGGATACAAAGAGCAAGGATGGAATGTCATTCCATACTTGGAACCAGTTATACTCGATGGAGTTGCCTATTGTCATTACTTCACTTCTGGGATATTGGGGAGACCCGTCACCAGTGCTAACGCCCTCATTACAAAAAAACATCAATCGTGCGTTATGGGTCATGTACAAGGCAGGCAAATTGCCTACGGCACCAGAGCTGATGGAAAACAAATTACTGGTTTGTTTGTTGGAGGATTTTATCAACACGACGAGGCCTACCTTAATTGGCAAGGAAACAAACACTGGAGAGGCATTTGGATGTTGCATCAAGTAAAGGATGGTTCGTTCGATGAAATGCCGGTGAGCTTGGATTATCTCGGTATGAAGTTTGGTGGGAAAAAGGAAGGGTGGTTTAATGGCTAGAATTAGTCCAGAATTTACTAAAAATTTTAAAGCTGCAATTGAAGATTCTATTCGCCCTGTATTTGATAAAATGTCTACGGAAGAATTACAGATGTTTTTATCAGGTATTGGTCCTTTGTTAGAGAAAGACCCATATTATTTTACTAGATTGTGGAAGTAAGAATGGCTGAGATACCTACTTATGAAGAGGGTGTCAGATATTGGAAAGAACAACTGAAGGAAATAGAAACTGACCCATATGGCAAACAACAAAAAGAACCAGGAGCCAAAACTGATGCAGGAAAACCAGCAGTCACTAGAGGTTGTTTACACTATTTCCCCCTCGCCCTTACGGCAGTTGCAGACCTCTCTACCAGAGGGGCCACAAAGTATTCATGGAGAGGATGGGAAAGTGTTCCTGACGGGATTAATAGATATGCTGATGCTCTTGGACGACATGAGCTTGCAATTGAAGGTGACTACACCAGAAGGGACCCTGACAGTGGAGTGCTTGAAGCGACCGCAGTCGCCTGGAACGCTCTCGCAAGACTTGAGTTAATTCTTAGGGAGCAGAAATGATTTGGCTTTGGATTGCATTTATTGCTTCTAATATTGCTTGGTTTCTAATATATAGAGAACAAGCCGAAATGACTGAAGCATACAAAAATATGCATTGGAACGCTTTAAATAAATATTATAGACTTCTTTACACAAGTAAAGAATGAATCCAACTCTAGTAGTTAATATTGTTGTTGGTATAACCGCAGTGCTTTATTTTGTAGCTGCTTATGTAACAGGAAAATTCATCAATCCTTGGTGGTATGGATTTTGGGGGAGTTACGGAGTTGCCAATTTTTGCTGGCTAAAAGCTATGGGAGTATTGTGAAATATCTAATGATTCCATTATATGATTATGATCTTAATACCTTAGAGGATGTACTCATAGCTATACATAAACTCTGTGATAAACGTGGATTAAAAATTGCTATATCTCCAAAAGTAGTATGGTTTCAATCCAAGGATTTTAGTCCTGATGATATTCTTAATTTACAAAGAACAGGATGGTAAATGAAAGAACGCCAGTGGGATTTAGAAAAAGGGTTAGACCACGAGGGTTACCCCCTATTATTAGTGTATCATTTGGATAAAAAAGAAGTTGTATATATTAAGCGTGATGGTTATTATCCTGACATTAACCGTATGGTGAACCTTGAAAACCGTTAACGAACTTTTAGATGATTTAGCTGAACATATAAATTGGATGAGAGAAGACGACCATTTGCAAAATATTAACAAAAATAGATGGGATAAGACACAACAACTAATAGGCTATATTCGAGCCAGTGTACAAGGATTACTGAATGACTAAACCTGTTGTGTATCTTATCGGTAGCCTTAGAAATCCAGAAGTGCCTCTCATTGGGGATGCACTACGTTCCGCAGGCTTCGAGGTATTTGATGATTGGTTTGCTGCTGGTCCTATTGCAGATGATTCCTGGCAAGAATATGAGAAAGGAAGAGGAATACATTACAAAGATGCTTTGTCAGGTTACGCTGCTAGACACGTCTTCGAGTTCGATTTACGACATCTCAATAGAGCTTCTATTGCCGTTCTCGTCCTGCCCGCAGGAAAATCAGGACATCTTGAATTCGGCTATTGTATTGGTCAAGGCAAACCCGGATATGTGCTCTTTCAAGAAGAGCCTGAAAGGTGGGATGTGATGTATCAATTTGCAAATGATGTATTCTTTTCCAAAGAGGAAATGGTTAATGAGCTTAAACTTAAACACCTTAGCGAAGGAGTTTTGTGATAATGCCACAAAACATGGATTTTGGGAGACCCCGAATAGAGGAGAACGAATTGCTCTCATGCATAGCGAACTATCGGAAGCTCTTGAGTACATACGAAAGCCAGCAGCAGATGATAAACTTCCTCAGTTCTCAGGTGAGGTTGTCGAACTCGCTGATGCTGTCATTCGGATTCTTGACTATTGTGCTTTCTATGGTCTTCCTATACATGAAGCTGTAATGGCTAAACACGAATATAATATTAAAAGGCCCTATAAGCATGGAAAACAATTCTAAGAAAAAATGCTATATTGCAGGTCCCATGAGAGGTTATGCCTATTTCAATTTTCCGGCGTTTGATGCCGCTGCAGCATATCTAAGAAATGCTGGTTGGGAAGTATTTAACCCAGCCGATAAAGATCGAGAAATTCATGGAAAGAATTTTGCCCTAAAATTTCCTGATGGAAATATTAATGATGCTACATTGGAGGGTTTCAGTTTAAGAGGGGCATTAGCGGTAGATACTAATTGGATTTGTAAACAAGCTGATGCAATTTACATGTTGAAAGGATGGGAAGATTCGGGGGGAGCTAGAGCAGAACATGCTTTGGCACATGCTCTGAGATTGGAGTTTATTTATGAGTAATATAGAAGAAATTAAAAGGTTAGAACATAGATATCATCTGTTTGAACGAATGCTAAAACGTTTAAACATATCTCCTCATAAGAGATGGCAAATTATTGCGTATACAGTCAACAAATCTGCTTGGAAAATGAAATGAAGAATAAAAATATTAATTATTGGGACCGAGTTAAGGCTCTTGCTTGGGCACTAAAGGGAGATGGGTGTAGTAAGGTGCCTGATTTAAACTACCGTTCCTGCTGTGATGAACACGACATTCATTATCGCACTGGAATGACTATAGATGGTATTAAAATAACACGGAAGGAAGCAGATAGTCGGTTTTTAGCATGTATGCAAAAGCAGGGAATGGTGCCCATTTTAGGGACACACATAGTCCCCTTCTTCTACTGGGCAGCGGTAAGATTGTTTGGTGAAACTGCATGGGATAGGGATACGGGCTTTTATGAACCACCTAACTCTGAGTGAAATTATGCAGCAATTAAAACAACTCGATGAGATTAGCCTCATGGAGCTTCTTAACATTAATTCAGAAGACTTAGTAGATCGCTTTCAGGACCTAATTGAAAATGACCCAAACAAATTTGAAAGAGAACTCCAGCAGTGGTTTGGAGAAGAAGAAAATGAAGACACTTCCTTGGATTAAGACTAAATATCCACTTGTCTTAGTACAGTGGGATGATGCTGCAGGACTGAGGGATGGGTGGAAAGCTACTCATGAGAAACCAACACCCTACATTGCTCTGAGTTCTGGTTGGCTTATTCATGATGGTCCAGATCATGTTGTCATTGCACAGGATACAGACGAAGAGGGTTCACACAATGGCCGTACTCAAATTCCGAGGGGTATGGTGAAAAGAGTGAAAGTGCTCAAAAAAGCTGACAAGCCTAAAGAGAATGGGCAGAAATGACTTATAAAACTACCAGAAAGGATTATAAATACTTCTCAGAACGAGTGAAGTATTGGCAGGAGAAATTCAATCTTGGGGATTGGAGGATTGAACTTTGTCTTGAAGAATTAGAAGATGTTATGGCAGAGTGCCAAATGTGGTATGATTCTCATGGGGCTCACGTGCGAATGAATACAAATTTCCCTAATCCCATTGATAGACAATACATAAATAAACTGGCACTTCACGAAGTATGCCACATTCTACTAGCAGATTTTCGTAGACTTGCTAATGAGAGAATTGTTACGAACGAAATGCTAACCCTAACCGAGCACGCCATTGTCCGTAGACTGGAGACTCTTCTCTGTGAAACTTAGACTGTTAAGAAATAGATTTAAGGAAAATTATACAACTGGACAGTTGTATTTAGGAGAGGATTACTTCTGTTTTACTTTAGAAGATTGTGTACGTGAAAAGGAAGGGGTAGCTGTTGAGAAATGGAAGGTGTATGGACAGACAGCTATTCCGCGTGGAATCTATAAGGTAGTGTTTCAAAATAGTCCCAAGTTTGGACCTGACACTCTCACCTTGCTTAAGGTTCCTGGATTTACTCACATTAGGATTCATAGTGGGAACACTCATGAGGATACGGAGGGTTGCATTATTGTTGGTTATCGCATTACTCGTGATGGTGTTATCGTTCCGGGGACCACTCGCCCGGCTCTTAGGGACTTAAAGAAAGCCCTAAAAGGACATAAAGAGGTTACAATACAAGTTATATAATGAAAATACCCAAAGGTTTTAGACCTGTAAAAAACTACAAAACTGAAGGTAAGTGGTATGTGGCAGGAGAGGCACTTTTTAGTGGGGATTGTCTAAAAATAGTTGAAAACAAAGTTTACAGGTGGTCTTGCTTAGAAAGTACCTTGGTTTCTGCACAAACAGTTCTAATGCATGATCCGGTCTTTTGTTGGCCTCTAGATGCTGACCCAGTTTTTAATATTGAAATGCCTCATTTAAAGAAATAATTGAACCACTTAGCAATATCACCAAACTGAAGGGTGGCAACAGCGACAACGACAATTCCTAGAAATTTAATCACTTTGAAGACAGTCTCAGCCGTGGCAAACTTGGTGCTAACTAATTCAGTGAGTGAATCAACTTTCTGTTCAACTCTCACTAAATCAGATTTTTGTTCTTCTTGTTTAGCTAGTAAATAGCCAATATTCTCTTCAACAGTTTTCATCACATTATTTTCCCCATTGGTTCCACCATCCCAGGTGGAACATGCATTTGACTCTCTTCAGTGTATTCTGGGGCAATAGCCCTATTTTGATCTACTTGCCTAGTTACTTTTCCAGCGTAGTCTTGTTGGCCTTCTTGTTGTTCTTCTCTAAGTTGGTAGTTGGTTCTCAATTCTCTCATCATACCATCAATAGGACGTTCACCAAGAGTGTCTGAATAGGTGAACCACTCAGGATACCACTCCCTTAGTTGGTCCATCCTAATCTCTAATTCACCTTTAAGACGTTCACTCTCTTCCTGAGCCTTCACTTGCTCAGGAGAGTCTTTAGACATATTAGGATCAAGATTATTGGACATTAGCGAGGCCCTCCGGGGACGACGACCCTTCCAATTGCTGATATAACATCCACAGACGTTGTTGTTTAGGGGTCATACCCTGACCTGTAGCTCTAATGTCAGCTTCTACAAGACGGTTAAAAACTTCGCGTTTAACAGCAGTTTGGAGTTCTTGAGAACTAAACCCCTTCTCGGCAATGCTTTGCCACAGAGTAGGAAGACGTTCCATGTCCTTATTACTAAGTATAATGTCTACAGCCCTACTAACATCTTTAGTCATTGTCTTTAGACGTTGCTTGGCTGTATAGAATTTAGTCTTTTCATCTCGCTCTTGGGTTGTATAAGTGCCTAGCCTACGGGCTGTCCAATCCTTCTCAGTGCGGGTGTAGGGGCCTGCAGCCCCTCCAGCCTCAGCATAAGGCTGCCCTTCAGGAGTGTACGCTTTCTCAATAGGTCCCCAGGCTGGGAATCTGGGTGTCACTCCCTTAAAAGCTTCCCTCTTTTCCGTGGGTCCTGGAATGTTGCTTTCGCCTGCAATTCCAGTTGATTTAGCAATCATACCACCAAATTTAGCAGCCTCTCCCCAGAACTGAAGTCCAGGGGCAGACCAGAATTGCTGTTCTGCCAATGAAGGGGAAGCGAAGGTAGGGCCTACGGATAGGTCAAAAGGAAGGGCTTCCGACAGGAGGCCATACCTTAAAGCAGGAGACTTGAACTTAGAGGCAATCCACTCTGTACCCGTGGGAATATTATATCCCCACAAATCATTAGCCAATTTAGCTAAAGCGTCCCATTCCTTAACTCCCACAAATCCCAACATACCTGCTGTTAGCAGACTTGTAGAAAGGAAGGCCCCTAATGGCAATTGCTTGGCTACAGAACCCTCTAGGAGGCCCTGGCCACTTAGTTTGGTGTACTCCCTTAGGGTGCCCAGCCAGGTAGTTGCAAAGCTTTTAAGGGGGCTCATAGCCATCCCTACCAACCCTGTTCTAGAGAAAATGTGGGGTTTTTCATAAAACCTCATAGACACCATATAATGGTCCGTCATTTCCCTAGCAACTTTATAAATCTCCATCTTATCTTTGGCTATTTTATCATAGCCCATTTCCCGGAGCATTTCCAGGAACATGTGTGCGGCTGGCCTACGGACAGTCTGCCCCTCTATCCACATAAGAGTGGATAAGCCTGAAGCATGATCTATTAAAGACCTCTTATAATGGGGTGAGGAGTCCCCTGCATAAGTAGACCAGTCATACTTGAAGGTGGCATCAAATGCATTCACCTTAGCAAGGTTGGTAGCATCCTTAGACCTGTCCCATTTACCATATTCCGTCAACCCCCTAGCCATAACATTCATAATACGAGCCGGGTTCATACCCGATTGTGCTGCCATAGACAGAAGTTTAGGCGGCATGAATGAAGGAGCCTGAATAAGCTGAGCAGCAATGTGGATAGGATTAAAGAATCCCAATAATAGAGTAGTTTTAACCTTATTACCTTGTCTCAGAAAATCTCTAAGAAATCGTTGGGGGAGTCTAAGTTTTCCTAGACTCCCTATTGCAATAGTGCCGCTGACTGTGGCTGATAATGTACGGGATAGCTCATCAAAGGTTTTGTTTGAACCACCTCGGGCTTGGTCAATAGCCTCAAGAGCCCATGTTTTCGTGTACGGAAGATGATCTGCTTCTTTGAGTTCTCTAACCTGGGTGTGAATTTTATCAAGTTGACGATTCGCCAAGAAATCGTAGGCTTGGCGAATACCTCGTTCATAAACTTCTTCATATTGTCTGACCCCCTTAATTCCACCTTCAGTACCACGGGCACCTTTAACACCCTTACGTTTTAAGCCATGTTTACCAAATCCCAACCTACGATAGCCTTCATGAATTGCCTTAGCGGCGGGGTCTCGTGCTTCTTTGGAAAGTTGTCGTAAGACAGCCTCCAATTGAGAGAAATCCATTTCTCCACGAGGCACTTCTTCCACAATTTCTATTTTATATTCAGGGAAAGACCTTTTAATCTTCGCCTCATTGGGACGTAGATAGGAACCTTCCACCTTCACAGTGTTACCATCCTTGTCTATAAATTTGGTCCTAAAAGGACCATCAAAGGAGGCAGAAGACCAGTAATGAGGAAGTTCTTGGATGCTTTCCTTGCCTTCGGCAACTAGCGCCTTATTAACCTCAGCCAACATTTGTTTGTTAACCTTCACTCGGTCTAAATAAGACTGTAGTTCATTACGAGACAAATCTCTCCCAATTATTTCTCTGGCTTTAGCTTGAATTCCAGCTTCTCCAATCCATGCTTGCTCTCCTTGGAGAGCTTGTCCCACTTCATTAGTGGCAATCTTCTGTTCTTTGTTAAAATTCTTCCATAAGTAATTGGCTGTACCAGGATCAGGGGCTTTACGACTAGCCCCATGCAGAAGGCTGTTAGCCTTCTGAATAGCCTCTTGTTTAGCCCAGTGGATTTGGGAAGAAGTCCAAGAAAGTAGAGGATTGCCTTGGGCAATGAACCTACCTTGAATAATTTTACCAACAGTATTGTAAGAGGCTTGATCTGCTAATGTGTCTTTCTTAACATCTTTAAGGGTGGCAGCGACCTCTTCGAGGGAGCGTCTATCTGCATATTGTCTTTGGAGTTGTTCAGCCCCAGACGTAGCAGCGCCTTCTGAGGCATGAGCCTTTGGTTCAGCTACAGGTTTATTACGAGCTGCCCAGAGGGCTTTAACAGCCTCTTCAGGAATCTTAACACCTTGGTCCTTGAGTTGTTGTTTAAAGTCTTTGAGTTCAAACGCTCCAGGGGAGAGTTGATCGGGAGATTTGTCATATAAACGCCGAACTTCAGAACTAGACCCTTGAATAATGTCTGCACCCACTCGAATGAGTTCGGAGAGGTAGTTGTGTTTGTTTTTGTCGAAGCCAAGCAGGTTGCCAATAGCCTCTACAAACTTATCCCAATATGTACGAAGTTTTCCTGCACGCAAATGTTTAGGTAGGGGAATACGAGCAAGTTCCGCTTGGAATAGAGGATTAGTAAAGCCTTCCGCTATAAACTCGTGAATATTCTTTAAACCATAAGGAAGGTGTGTTACACCTGATTGAGTTTGATAATCTTTAAAATTATTATATAATCCCTGTAGACGTTCAACAGGTCTCGTCAGATGGGCCGCGATTGTTTTACCCGCTCGCACACCCTCAATGGCACCATAACTGGCGGCATGAACAAATTCGTGTAGAGTGAGGGCTTCTTTCCCAGTAGATTCTAAAGGAATGAGGATGGAATGTTTACGAGGATCATAAGCAGCTTGGGAAAACTCACCAGTAGCTTTTTGTACTTCCGCCAAACTCTTAATCTCCACTTTAGGACTAAATTCCTTGTCGTCAAGTAACAAACGAGCAAGTTCTTTATAGTAGGGAACTTGAGAAGCATCTCTAATAGCTTCTAGTTGATTACGTGGAGTGGAGGGAATCTCTTCAAAGTATCCACGCGCATTATTCCATCTAAGACCAGTTTGGAGTTCATGAAGTTTAGCATTAAAGCCGGGTGTACTTCTAACATCAGCACCTACAGGTTGATCTGGAACAACTCTTTGGGTTTCCTGACGAGCTTCCTGCATCTTCTGTTTCACTGCTTCAGCAACAGCCAAAGGGTCTGAATAGACATCTTTAGAGGTAGCCTCGGGACCTACCATATGAGGTTTCCTAGGGGCCATAGGAGGTGGCATAGGTCTGTTCTGCACCGACCTAACCTGCTCTTGTAAAATCATCTGTCGGGCTGTTTCTGCTTCAGCAATAACCCTTACATCTTGGTCAAACTTAAGTTGATCGGCTCCAGCCTTAGCCTCAGCCTTCACTTGATCTGGTATGCGGGCTAACTTCCCTCCCTGTCCAAGCTGTGGAGCTTGGTAGTCTTTGGGATAACGGAGCATCAAATTATCAAGTTGTTCGTAAGCTTCTGTATAGGCTTTTTGTTCAGACTCAGTTCGTTGAATTTTAGCCTCGGCTTCCGTAGCCTTGTCCAAGATTTCCTGAGCTTTCTGCATTTCTACTTGTCTAGCTCTTCCCCCACGAATACCTCGAAGAGCCCCTACAGCAGGGCCACCAACAGCCCCGAACTCAAATCCCGCCTCACCAATCGCCCTACCAACTTCAGAAACAGGAGCTTTTTGTAATGTTTCAGGGGAAGTAAGCGGGTGTTTAATAGCTTCGGGTAGACGCCCAGCCCCCATTCCCACTTCTCTTTTAAGGTATTCAAACCCCTCCCCTAAACCCTCAGAAAATACTTTACCAGCAGTAGAACGAGGCTCATAGGTTAGAGCCTGCGTAGTTTCTCCTGCTGCTTTAGTTGCTCCTTCTAAACCTTCTCCTGTGGCTAAACCATATAACCCTCTGGCACCACCAGCCGCCATACCAGGAATTACCGAGGCCATAGAGAGCATGGTTTCAGGAGCACCAATAGCTCCTGACATAGCTCTTTGTCCCACATTCATTTGGGACAACTGTTCCATAGGAGGTGTAGGAGCTAATACATTGGCAATAGCATCGTCTTCCATATCATCAGGAAATTCAATTACCTGATCGTTAAACTGAACAAACTTAGCCATTAACGAATGGGCTCCACTTTACCTGTTTGAGGATTGAATCTATGTGTGGCCCCACCACTAGGAGCAGCCCCCTGCTGTGAACCATATTGAGGCATTTGAATTCCAGGAGTTTGTGGGAATCCAGGAATTTGTGGCTGTATGCCACGTTGTTGTTCACGCTGATAGGCGGGTAAAGCGGCGTTGTATAATGCAGTAGCCATTTGTTTAATCTGAGGATCAACATCTGGATCATTAATAACCAACATTGCCGCATGCACTTGCTCAGTGGCTCCCTTACCAGAAGCTTCTTTTAATATCTGTACTGAAGACTTGTTTTTAGCCGCTGTTCTAGCTTGGGCAGCTTGAACAGCCCCTTGGTTAGCCAATCCCTGCCTCTTCAAATCATACTCCCCACGCATTCTTGTACTGTCCATAGTCTGACGATAGGCAGGTTCGGTTTGACTCTGGAGTTGTAACCATTGCAAAGCACGTTGTTGTGCTTCTTGGGGATTACCTGTATCTAAAATTCCTTGTAAAATTTTAATACTAGGATCACCTGGCTTTAGTCCAGAATCTCGAATCTTTGTTCCAACTCTCGCAGCCCAATCTGGACCAGCAGGTTCTTGAGCAATCACTTGGACAGCCTTGGCAATGCCCTGTTGACCACGGGCTAATTCTTGTTCGCCCTGAGCTAATCCAATTTGGCCGGGTTGAGTGGCTTCTGTAAGCTCTGTACCAAGTTCTGTTTTACGAGCTTCAGCAGTCTTTCTACGAGATTCTGTAGGAAGGTCAGAAAGCTCAGCAGTGCGCTTAGCCTCCCTAACGGGAGCACCTTGCACCAAGTCTTCTAGAGAGAGTTGGGTTTGATGCCGCATTCTCTCATCTTGCATGCGCGACACATCTTCATAACGATCTCTATCCCTAGAATAAAACATACCTGCCAACCCACTAGAGGGTTGCCAAGCATAAGGGGGTCTAATTGATGTTGGGTTTACGTAATCGACATCCGCCAAGGGAGTCTCCTAGAGAAAGATGTTCTGGTAATCAGTGGGCTGGTAGTTCTGAAATGAACCACCCGAACCCAAACTGGAAGACGGCTGATTATTACCCGAAGGCCAGTTCTTGATAATTTGATCTAATCCATATCCAGCAATTCCATAAGGGGCTTGTGCAGCTCCCATAAGAGCAGGAGCAAATTGACCTGGAGCTTGTGATTCTCCACGTCCCATAGCTAAAGGCCCAACAGCTCTGAGATAATCAGTAGTACCACCATGTAAACTCTTGGCAATTTCCATTGGCATATTGCCAGACATGTCATAACCCTGAGAAGCCATTTTACGAGCTGTAGATTCCGCTATAGAACGTCCATAGTCTGTATCACCAATACCCCGAGTTGCAGCTTCATATAAAGGCTCAAAATAGCGGCCTTGCTGGCCTCGCCATTGGTCTGATTCCATTTGTTGTTGCATTAAGTTTTCAGCAGTTTGTCCGGCTTTCTGAGAACCCATATATTCTAATACTGCACCAGCTAAATTGCCCCAAGGCATAGCCCCAGCTATTGTTCCTAAAGTTGACCCAGTGCTCGCCGTTCCGGTGGCGGTTCCAGCACTAATTCCTGTGACACCTCCAGCACCAGAAGAAATACCACTACCTAAAGCACCAGCACCTGTAGCTGTCATTCCTGCAGTTCCAGTTCCACCGGCACCAGCAGTTAGACCTGTACCTCCTGCAGCACCTCCTGCAAGACCAGTAGTAGTGCCAGTGCCCGCAGTTCCGGCACCAGCCGCAGCCCCAATCCCACCAGCGGCACCAGCCGCTGTGCCTCCTGCTCCCGCTCCAGCACTAGCAAATTCACCAGCAGCTCCATAAGTACCGGCAGCTTCAGCACCAGCAGCTTGAGAGCCACCAGCACCTGCAGCACCTGCCGCGCCGCCGAACACACCGGCAAGTCCACCGCCAAGAGTTGCTAGCAGCGGTAAATAATCTCTGAATTTTGTACTTGAGCGTGAAGCGATGAACTCCGCATATTGGGGAGTGGTGTATTTCCTGATTGATTCTGGAACACCACTAACGTCCCCACCAGTCATTGCATAGTTGTTTAGAAGTGCAACGGCTGAATTGACATCTTGAGTACTCGCTACTCGTGAGTTAGGAGGTAGCCCGTATGGATAAGATTCTGGAGAATAATCTTCAGGGATAACTTGACCAGCCTCATAGGCAGTTACTAGGTCAATTACCCGTTTTCTTCCAGATTCTGTTTGCATCTCGTTTACATCAAATGCCATATTTATGCTCCTTTGGAGCTATGGGAGTTCAAAGTATTGAACGACATTATTTAATCGCTCCTGCCGTAGTTAGAGCTTGCCAACCTGCCCCAGACTCATAGAATAGATTTTCTAGTGTTGCTAGAGTTACTTTGATGATAGTACGTTCTGTACCACCATTATCATAATGTATTTGCACTGTAGCTGAGGAAGTATCAGCATTATGAACTGATATCGCTTTAATAATACGGCGTTCTCCTGCTTCAGGAGCACTAACTAATACTACATCTGTGGTTCCATTAGAAACACCATCGCTATGAGCTGCAGTAGAAAAACCAGCAGAATTGGTAGTTTCATAATGTACTGTCCAATGTAATTCATTGGTAGACACAGCCCCACCAAGAACAAGTTCCAATGAAGTAACTGTGGTGTTTAAAACAATCATTATTTCAAACCCTCAGAGTAATACAAATCTATAGCTTCTAATCTGAGAGCTTCAGATGAGGTATTTGAGAACCTGAAGGCTCTCCTACGAAACTGCCCTAAGTTATTTAGATATTTATCATCATTCACCATGTCTACAGTACGAGCAGTAGAGAATGAATCATAATCATCATCCGACCAACTAATAGACATATTGGTAGAAGATAGCGTATTATCCGCTACTAAATGTAATTTATGTAGTCTCTTTTTATTAGTATTATTCAAATCTACTTTGGAAGTCTGTAACAAAAATTCATAGTTCGATCCATCATCAGTAAACGCTGGGTTTACTGGATTGACAATATAAACTTTTCCGTCTGTACTTCCACGACTGATGGAAAAAAGAGCTTCTGTAGCGGCTGAAGAGGCTGCGAAACGATGCCATAGGATTTGTGAAGCAGGCACCCACTGATGCCATGTTTGATCTTCAACACAATACACCCACGTAATAGAACCATACATCGCAAAGATAAAACTTTTACCTCTCATTTTTGCAGCAGTAAGTCTAACAGTTGATCCTGCTTTAGTTCCTAAGAAGGCATCAACAACATTATCAGAAATACGAACAGGTTTAAATCCATCCAACATATATACAGATATAGTGCCCACATCAGAACTAGCTACCCAAGCCACATTATCTTCAAAAGGAACTATAGCCTCTGGTCCAATACAACCAATACGAACAGAAAGTTCTTTCATTCGCTCTAAAGGTGAACCATCAGGATTTCCAATATCCCGATAAAACTCTAAGGTTTCTTCTCCAAAAGCAATAATCAAATCCTTATATCTTGCAAGTCCCACACCTCTATCTGGATAAGTATTAGCAGAAATAAATCCTGAAGCCGACCAGTCAGTTATTGAAGCTCTGTCACTATTTTGGATACGACCACTGGTTGTCATGATGAATGTATAACCATTCATATTAACAGGGGAACCTGTAATTGTTAAACTATTATTACTTGGAAAGTTTCCATTAGTGATTTCAGTAATTGATCCCCCATCCTGATAATAATACATTTTATTATCCGAAGAAGGAATCAATAGGGTAGGCGTAGAGCCTACCGTCGCTTCCACAATATCTGTGGCTGTTCCAGTGATTGTGCCTAAACTGGAAGTTCCATTATATATAGTGCTATTAGTATCTCCAAAAGCAGAGATAACTTCGTTTCCTAATCCTGTCCAAATTTTAATAGCAGTTCCAATATTGCCAGAAGCAGGAGTAGTGTTAGTAGCAAAACCAGGGCGTTTATAGCAATAAAATTTAGTTGTTCCCGTAATTTCCGTTGTAAGTTTATCTGGAATAACATTAATAAATCGTTGATCTTTTCCAGTGAAAGCTGTCAAATTACCAACAATCATATCCCCTACAACACCAATACCTACAATACCGCTATCTACATCCGTATCAAGAGCAGTAAATAAACGAGTATTGAATTCCCCTACCAATGGGATTCTAGTTGGCTCAGTACGAGTATTTGTAGTAGTAGCAGTGCGGGCCATTTAAGTTTTAATAATATACATGGTAACAGCAAAAGGTTGCATGATGTTCGCGGCTGCGTTGCCGCCAGTCGCCTGGTTGGTAGCGGTTGCATTGGCTGTCGTGCTAGTTGCCGCTGCTTCGTTTGCGCCCCCCGACGTGCCACCTGCAGTAAGGGCCACTTCCTGCGAACTGCCCCCCCCGGAGATATCGCCGCGTTCTGCGTGTGAGTGCGCGTTCTGCGTGTGGTTGTGGGACAGCGCTTCGGTACTGCTCTGCGCGTGCCCTTGTTCACCACCATATTGACCTACTGTACGAGCAGTGTAGGTGTGGGTTAATGTAGCAGTTCCGGTACCACTAATAGTTTCATCAGGAGTACCTGCTTGAGCTAATGCAAGTGTTGAAGCAAATCTGACATTGGTAGAAGAAACACGAACAGCATAGTAAGTTGGACCAGCCGACATAGAAGTAGTAAACCCAGTTAGGGCTGACAACACTACAGTCATGCCTGTAATCCACTTTGTATCATTTGCCGTTACGGTGAAACCATTACCACTGGAAGCAGTTACATCCTCTGTTGTAGTGCCTGTACCTGAACCAACAGGTACTCTACCTCCTAAGAAAGGTACATTAAAAGTCGTTGAACCATCTCCTACGCCCCAAGTAGTGCTAATAGCAGTAAAAAGTCTACTATAAGTAGAGCGGCTTACAGCCGCCCCGTCACAAGCTAACCAGTCAGTGGGGGCTGAAGTGCCAGCATAAGGTACAACCATACCTGCAGGCAATACAGATTCTTTTACTTCTGCAATGTTAGCAGGGTCTCCTAAAATTGTATATTGAAGTCTATTAACATCATTGAACCAATCTGCAGCGGTTACAGTGACATTATCAGTAAATGTGGTATCAGCCATGCTTCTTATCCATTTTCGTCTTCAGGTTGTAAGAATACTGAGCCCTCTTCATATATTGTCTCTAAAGCTTCGTCTCGATAGGCTTTAGCTTCAGCAAAAAGGGCTTGTCTCTCTTTTAAATCAAGTCCATGTTTTGGACCAAGCAAAGCTGCTAGTTCAATAACAATGGACAAATAGAATTCTTGTGGAAAATCTGGATTATCTGTACTAGCATCAAAATCTTGAAAAGGTCTTTGATAAGTAAATTCTATGACATAATCCCCACTATTGAAGCGAGGATAAATGAAAATTGTGCCAAACCAATTGGTCGCAGAGTCCGGCGATGCCGTTGCTGCTCCCAGTCGTGGATCATAGTAGATTCTATTAGGAGTGCCTTCTGTAGTGCGATTACCAAGATTGAAATAGTCTTGTCTTTCTTCTAAAGTAATTTCCCAGGAAGAACCACTAGCTACTTCTAGCATGTTTGCATTAATAATACGGAGGGGTCGCTGAACCCTATCCGTTGAGGCTGTATAACTATATAGACGATTACCGGAAGCAGCATCATCATCAATGGCATCATCCACTGTAATTTGTGTACTGGAATCCACAGACGAAATGGTAGTCCAATGCATGGTGCCATCGTCCATCTCAATACCCACTTGGTCAGCGGCCGTCATCCCTGTGGAATCTGTAACACTGAGAATGGTCTGTGCATCCGCCTCATCAGCACTGAGAGTGGTTGTAGTGTAGTCAACCACTACATGGCTGTTAGTGTCAACAGACGACACTTCCGTAGTGGGGAGAATGAAGCCTCTCTTCAAAGCCCACAGAGGCATTCCCACTGAAGCTCGATGTTTAACGAGCATATTGAGTAGTCGGGCTGCTTCTGTTACTGCATTTGCAGTTGGAGTTTCTCCCTCACCAATGGCTCCAATGTAGAGCAAGGCATCAGTTATTAAATTGTCTCTAGAAACAGTAAAATTATACGACGAACTTGTACTCATGCTAGAGCACCTCCGGTGCTTGCGAGTTTAACTTTGTTAAACGATAGCATTCTTGTTCCTCGGTAGCGGTGCAGTTGTTCAGAGGGGCGCTCATCGCTCGAACCATCCGCTTAGATTGAGCGTGCCAGCGGTATCTATTGCTATTTGCGCCGCGCCCCCGCCAGACGGGTCTTGATTGTACAAACGGATAGTGGCCGAGTTATTGATTACGGCGGCGGCCAACTCTTTACCGGCTGCTACAAGCAGAGAACTGTAAAGAACACTCAGAGGCCAGGCGTGGCTTGCATTCACGTTGGCCGCCGTAACAGGCAGGCCAGTAATTATCAGATTCCCAGTTCCATCGTGGGCAGTCCAGACAAGGGTAATGGAAATGTGTACGAGATCGCCCACCACCCTGTATCGGCCTACTTGAACAGTGTACGTGCCTGTACCAGCCGCCGATTGCCCTTCAATAACCGGCGTGAACGCGCTGCATTCAGGAAGGCTTACAACTTGCGCTGTTGAAGCGACCGTTTGCGTATGTCCTGCTACTTGCGCTTCTACGATGGAATTTTTCAGGTACTCAAGGTCTACTGTCGTAGAAGCTACGTGCGATGGGGAGATGTATCCGACTTTGACCCCCTCAATCTCTGTGGTGCCTGACGCCAGTCTGGTCTTCAGGCCGACAGTCATAACATTGCCGTAGATCACCCCGATATTGATCGAGTAAAGGGGGCGTACCGAGCTATTACCTTCTATGTAGACGCCTGCCGCTACGTCTGATCCGCCTGCCGTATCATAGTGAATGACATCTACGTTTAGGTCGCGTACATCACCGACAATTTCCAACACATTCGCTGATGCCGAGTCTGCAACTTGTGCAAAGATTGACCCGAAGCGATTGCCGATAGCGGCGGTAGCTATACCCTCAACTCGAACGGCAGCACCGGAAAAGCCAGCAATGTATATGTCGTGAAATTCGACATCCGAGATCGCAAGAGAAGTCGTTTGCAGTCGTACCCCGCGAGTGCAATCAAGAATGTAGACCTGCTTATCGAACTTAACCCTTGCAGCACCTTGTATGTCTATTCCGTATGTGGCTTTGTTGTCGCAATCAAGCAGAAAATTTGTCCTGAAGATGAGGTCTTCTGTCTTATTTGTTGGCGAGAAGATCATCATGGCGTCCATCGTCGCGGTCGCTACCATGTGCCCGTCGATGGTCCAATCCCCCCTATTTTCGGGATCGTCAAAGTACAGCGGAGCAGCAACTTTCCAGTACCATCTTTCCCGACTGGAAACGACCGCGAAGTCCGCCGCTGGATCGTCTTTTTGCGGGTGAGGAATGTGCGCGGTGTATGGGTAGAGATCGATCAGTCCGCGTCGGCAGAAGTCCCACTTCAGATCGAGCGAAGCACCCTCATACCACGCAAGGTTGTGGTGCCTGGTGCCCTCATTGAAATCGACCGTTCCCGCCCCCGTGAACACCACATAATCGCCCGCCTGGAACGGCCCTCGGATGTAGAGCGTCTTGGTGGTGGCGATAGCGAAACTGCCGCCATTTTCTACCACCAGTTCTACCGTCGGCGGGACGGTCGTATCGGCAGAGATCGTTATCGCACTGTTAACCCGTAAGCGCCCCCCGACGGCTGCTGTGACAGCTTGTGCGAACGTGCTGTACTGCTCGGCAAAGACAATCCTCTGCAGTGCGTCCTCAGTCGTCTCCGGGATGGCCCCTATACCGGACTGGACGAAGCCAACCAGGGAGGAGCCAGAAGAACCAGCTAAATCTACATCCCCAACACTTAAAGTGCCAGTTACATTAAGATCATCATTAACCTCAACGTCAACCGCACCATTAGATTGTATTGTATCAACTTTAAGTAAGGACACTAATATATCTCCAGAGTACAGACAACAGAAAGAGTATTAGAAATTTCGACAGGTCCTTGTACTCTAGCTTTAATTACTTCAGACATTAATTGAAGTTCACTTGCAGAAATTTCTCTAAATGTAGCTGTAGCACAGTTTACCGTAGGTCCTAAAAATACATTTAAAGATTCTGGTCTTGTGAATGCCACTTTCTGATTATCAACGCGTGGCCGAACAAATTCTTGTGGATGTCTGGGTTCAAGGTCCTCGGCACAAACTATAAGACCATCCCATCGTTTAAATAATTCGGACGATCTTTTTTTCCATCCGCATACTTGGCAAATACCAAGCCATTCTCCAAATTTCCAACCAGGAGTTGTTTGCTTAAACATTATTATTCGTTGATGGTGTCTGTAGTATTAAAAGTGCCTGATGGAATATCGTCTGCACCAGTATCCTCATATGTAACATCTACGAGCACATCTGTTGGTTCGGGGCTAGTCCAAGGCACTGCCTGAGCATCTGGCCTTGGGCGTACAAACGTTTGCGGGTGGCGAGTTTCCCAGCATGTATCTTTACAAACAATAAGATTGGTCCAGGGTTCTTTGGCCACTTCTGTGTTAGTTCTTTTGAAACCACAACGGTCACAAATAACTAACCATTTCCCTAATTCCCAACCTGGAGTTGTCTTTTGGAAAGACATGTTTTCATTCCACCTTTTCTAAGGTTTTATTCAAATAGTCAATAAGTTTATAATCGAATTCTTTAGTACCTACATGCTTTAGGTTAATACTCGGATCAATGAATATTTTACCACCACATTCATCTGTCCAACGACAATAGAAGGAAATATCTTCACCAAGGTAATGACCATTAACCACTCTAATATCAAAATAGCGAGTTAGGCGATCCTCATTACTTACAATCTCTTCTACATGGGGTTTCATTGTTTCAAAGACCGAACGATCTATGATAACAAAACCAGCACCAAATCCCAACACCTCAATAAGTCCATCCTCATTAGTCTCCAGACAAGCATTCTTGGTTTTTAGAAAGAACTTAGGAGGGTCTTTTCTCACTGGGTACACTGCCCCAACTATTGGGTACTTATGGGAATGGTAGATTAGATTGATGGCATCTTGGGGTTTCCAAATGATGTCCCCATCAATAAAGAACAATTTCTGGCAATCGGTTTCCTTTAGAAACCTGTTTACTAACCTACTTCTACAAAGATCAATTAGAGCACTCTCTGTGCCCCAGAGAAAATTAACTTGAACTCCTGCTGCTTTTAGGGAAGCTGTAGTGGAAGCTAGAGCAACTGCACTTTCTATTGGCAACTTACCGTCATACACTGGAAATGTAAAACAGACTGAATTCATTCTAGTATTGTCTTCCCCGCCAAAATTGACTCCGTGGTATATTTGGATAGCTTATACTATTCTCTAAGGAGGCGATTGGGGCATCTATTGTATCGTTGTCTTCTCCACCACTTGCTGTTACTGTTGGGGCGAATGTGCTCAGCAACAGAGTTGCTGTTGCTGGCGTCGCTGTTTGGTTTGCTGTTGCTGTAACGGTTGGTGCAAACAAACTTAATGCTAAACTTAATTTACTCGGTGTTACTAACTGATTAGCTGTTGCTGTAACCGTAGGAGCAAACAGAGAAGTTGTTAAACTGGCCGTACTCGGCGTCACTGTAATCCCAGAACCCCCTGTAACTGTAGGAGCAAATGGGCTTAGTGTTAGTGTAGCTGTTGTTGGTGTAACCAACTGATTTGCTGTCGTCGTGATTGTTGGAGCGAAGGAACTCAGCGACAACGCTGCTGTAGTTGGTGTAACTAATTCGTTCTGTGTTGCAGTGACAGTCGGTGCAAATGTAGCAGTTGTTAATGCAACAACATCTGGTGTAACTAATACACTAGCATCAGTGACTTCAACAGTTTCTGTTGAAGAAGTGACAGTGTAACTTCCTCCACTAGTGGGAGCTCCTAATATTCGTATTGTATACGACCCTACTTCTGAACAATCAACAGTGATTGAGTTTGCTGAAGCAGAGTTGGTATTGACTAAGGGATTAGTATCAGCAGTAGTAAGTCCAGTCCCTGAAGAGGCAATAGTGACAAAACCTGCGCCACTATCAACCTCCCATTTCATATCATATCGTTGAACTCCACCACCCCCGGCAAAACCAGGAGTACCAGTAAAGGTAAACTGATCGTTTACCGATGCGTCAACTGGCGCTGCAGGCGCACTGAGAGTAATACTATTTAAAACTCGTGCCATCTAATTTATGCTAACGTGAACACTCCGCTTGTATGAGCTGCAACAGTTAACGTATTACCGTCAGTAGCAGTCACATCTGCTGGAGTGTCATCTAATGTACAATAGCAAAGTACGTTACCACCTACTTCATAAAGCACTGCAAACCTAGCGACAATTGAACCACTTGAAGCCGTCCACACCGGGTCGGTATCAATATCTACTGTAACGGTTGTCGTTCCTGAAAGAGAGAACGTAACTGCAATACCACCAGCTGTATAGCCATTATTACCCGCGTGTTCATTGCTTACACCGGCAAAAGTTGTGCTACCAGCACCAATATCTGAGGTGGATAGGAACAACGCACATTTATATGTGTCACTGTCAATATCGAATGTTCCATCAAGTAAACTGGTTCTACCAGCATTGGTAAAACTCCATGCAGAAGCAGCCATATATTTTTAATCTCCTTATGCTAATTGCCGGCGATTTAAACGGGCATATTTGGGGGAACGAACACCACCACCCCCATACATATTGTCAGCAATTAAATCAAATAAATCTCCATTACTAACAGCATCGGCTGTAGAAGTTGTTGAATGTGTTAAAGCACCTGTAGCTGCACCAAAAGATGGTGCCCAATACTGAAAGAGAGACAAATCATTTCCAGTAGGGGTTTCTTCATCAACAACATTAGTAAATGAGGCATCGGACATAGCACCAGCAGTGGTCAAATCATTCTGGTAATATCCACAAGCAATAATAACTCCAGCATTTGATCTAGGAGTTAGTGTAGCATATGTAACATCATCAGCACTGATATTTGCACTTGTCGTGGAAGTTCCAACAGCCGGACCATGAGGAATTACTCCTCGATAAACTGTAAGAACTCCAAAATTTACAGTTGTACCAGCCAATCCTGTGAATTGGAATGTAGCTCCTGAATCGGCGGTTAATGCCCGTTTCCAAGCTACGGTACTTCGCAAACCTGTGCCATTATTATTCTCTTGAATAACTGTCCAGGTTGCTGCTGGCATTGCGACAGCATCGTTGTCATTAGAAGCAATCTGAGCAATAATAATATCATTCTCAGCTAAAGTTGGAGCCACTAAATCAAGTGTAGTTAATACACCAGCAACTGCTGTACCTGCCGCAACGAAAGAGATAGGCATTAGTCTTTCCCTTTCCAAAGTTCAAGAATAATGGTTCCCATTGATCCCAGAGGAGCAAAATCATTTGTAGTAAGTAATACTTTACCTGTGCGATCACTAGCATCTTTATCTTTTGGAGGAATGTAACGGTCTTTTAACCCACCAAAATAACGTAAATCAGTATAGTTATCTCCGTCTCGTGCTAAATTCCATGAAGGAGCGGGAATCAAATCATCGAACGCTAGAAGACCATCAAACCAACTAAAGCTATGCCAGATTTGTCGAACTACAGGACGAATGTGACGAGAATTATCATTCTCAGGATAATCGACTGCCGGATCAATTAATGGATAATTAACCAATTCCCCTTCATCTCCATCACTTTCTAAATAAACATGAAAGATAATGGACTTTGTACCATTTTGTAAAATAGTCTTAATAATACGATTTGCCATTTGGTTTCCCCAGAAAAGGCGAGAGAGGTCATTTCTGACCTCCCTTTTAACTTACATTAAACAGGAACCTCAACCCAAGTTACTGAACCCATACCAACTGCAGTTGTAGTAACTGCAGCAAAGGTAAGAGTAGCACCTGGAACTAAGATTAGACCACCATCAATATTTTGCATAATTGAGAATGGACTTACACCAACGCTAGAACCCCAGGCTGCACCACCAAGCCAACGAACAATGACTGGAGCCACAGGTAGGGTCGCTGCATCATAAGCGCGCCCAACTGAACCACTGGCATTTCCTGTACCGTCTGCCGATAACACTCCCGAACCAATTGCAGTAAGGGTAGAAGGCGAAGTAGCATTGGGACCAGCCAAAGCAAGCCCAATGTTATGAACAGCACCGGGTACAGTTGTCCATACCCAACCAGCATTTGCAATAAGAAGTTTCTTATTTGAACCGGCTGGATTATGAAGAATTACCCCAGTCATCGCAGTTGTTACTGCAATAACTGATTTCGCTGAAACATTAGCCGCTGTAAATACTTTGCCTTGGCGGTTGTAACTTGCAATATCAAAATTAGACATTTTATTTCCTTTTTGGTTGGGCGGGAGGGTGTATACGAAATGTATACGGTATCCTCCCAACCTTTACATCAATTAAAATTACGAACCATCATCATCCGCAGCCGGAATCAGAAGACCACTCTTGTCGGCAGTGCCGCTTAAGTAGTTTTCATGAAAGCCAAGGGCAGAAGTAAGAGTCATAATAAGCATACCAGCAACATCAAGGGTCTTGCAATGATTGTGATGAACCATACCTGTCATCGCAGCACCTGTACCTTCTAACAAAATACCACCAGTTGAAGTGTCCGTATTTGGACGAAATACAATATTATTATCCACTTCAAGAGAAAGCATATTAAAAGTAGAAGTACTCAGTAATGCTGGTGTGTTGTTAAGAACAGCCCAAACACCATAATTACCTGTAACCCGAATTCTACTGGCAGCTTCTAAGATGCGAATTGCCGTAGTAAGTGCCGTTGTTCCAAGACTAAGAATCCTATTTTTACTAAAATACAGCCCATCCATTGAATTTGCAGTTGCATTGCCTGTAACAGCGTGCAAGAAATTAAGACTGGAACTTGTATCCCGGAATTCACAATTCTCAACTGTGAAATCCGTCGGAGTTGCTGTTCCTGTGGCTGTAAATACTGATGCCGTGTCCGCAAAATTAGCCACAAATAACAAATTATATACACTCACATTTGCAGCAGTAACAGGAATATTCGCAGTGGCATTAGTTTCAAATGTAATTGTTGGACGCAATGAACCTGTTCCAAGTCCTACAATTGCAACACCCGCCACATCCAATAAAATCTCTGTTGCCAGAGTTATTGTTTGTGTATATCCAGGTTTGACCATAATAACATCACCACGACCTGCTGTACAACGACCAACAGCATAATCAATAGTTGCAAATGGTGCATCAAAAGTACCCTGATTTCCATCGGAAGCACCCTTGTGGCCTGGAAGTTGGGCAGCCGAAGCATTGGATACCCAAAAAACTTTACCCGGATGCAGAACCGAAAGAGGCATACCACGAATTACAATACCGTCTTTAAAACCACCGGGATAATTTGACATTGCCATAAAATTCTCCTATAAGGAAAATGCCGGGGAAGTTATGACGCTTCCCCGGACAGTCTTACATTAAACTACAGATTACGCCCCAGGTGAACCATACAATTGGCGAGGATCAGACCAACCGAACGAATAACGTGCGGTAGCCTTATACTTCGCGTTGTCGGTATCGAAGTCACCATCGGTTGTAAAGGCATCGCCCCGACGCTCGAAGTACTTCATACCATGAGGAGCATTAGTACGAATGAACCATGCATCCGTGTCCGTCAGATAATGGTTAACCTTAGTACCCATCGGGAACTTAGACCGAACGACGTTGACGGTGTTGTTCGCCGTACCAACTTCGTATTCAGTCTTCATAATCTTGTCGGCCTCGTGCATGAGGTCAACAGGGACGATGAGTCCTTGAGGTTTAACCGCAATCTTCAAGCCACGATCATTGGTAAACTTCGCAATGTCAATCACCGCTTGTTCCAGAGCAGCCTCTGAAAGGTCAGCAGCCGTTGCCAGCTCGTTTGCCCAAGTACCACCAGCCACATTGACGTGGGCAGTCGAGAGAAGCTCAAGACCGTCTCCGCCAGTGAAGTTCTGGTTAAACGCACGATTATAGACATTAGCCGCAACGGTCTCCTTGGTCTGTCTCATTGAAAAGGCAAGACCCTTTGCTTTACGCTCACCAACGATGTCATAGAGATCGTCTTCCACCATATTACGGGTGATGACAAAACCCAGAGCATATTCGACGTGCGTATAACGAGTCATGAAACCTTGTTGCTCGGAGTCATACTGCACTCCAGCGCCTTCAGATTTCTGCATCGCCAGACCGAATGAGCTAACGCTCACATCTTCTTCCCAAGCCCTACGGCTCGAATGCGTGTCAAAGAGGTCCTTAAATTCCACAGGATACTCATTGTACGCCTTACCGTACCAAGCATTTACGCCAGGATAGAGGGCTTTGGCAAAACTACCAGTAGTAATAATACCCATATTATCCCCCTATTAAGACCCGGTTTGTCCAACTGAGAACTGGTGATCGCTAACTTTGACTAGCCATTTGGCATGTTCCCCAATGGCATTATCAACACGCTTAACGAGACCTAGAATCTGGAAGTTCAGCGTGGCATCATTTGCTTCAGTTGAATTGTCCAGTTCCATCCCGGAATTGCCGGTAACAGTATTACCCGCAGCCACCACTACGTCGGCGTTATTACCAACAGCAGCAGAGGTCAGAGCAGTACCACCACTCACTTCCTGGATTTCATAGACAGTATTGGGATCATCAGAAACCAAAGCCACCCGACGAGTCTCGGAATCACAATATTTCTGCATTAAATTATCTTGATTAGGGAGGAATCCCACCACTACCCCAACCGATTTATCACCAGCCGCTGATTGAATAATCTCGGGCATTCCTTCGACATCAAGGCCGAAAGAGGTTTCCCCAGCTTCCCCAGCAGTACCATTCAGTTTGACAAGATCGCCTACGAAAATAGCAGTATCGTTCGCAGACTCCACCACATACATATTCACCTTGCCATTCCAAGGGGCACCAAGACCAGTGCCAACGGGCCGTAACCCGTTAGGACGATCAGTGTTTGCCATATTACATTTTCCTTAGATTAAGGTTTGGCATGACACCGATCAAAACTACATTACTATTTGCGGCCAATGTTGCGGAATTACTTCCGACCAATACTCACTTTGCCGTAATCAGCAGTTTCAGGAGATTTCATCGTTGCCTCAAGGGCATCAATCTCCTCCTGTTTTGCAGCTTGATCTTCGTCATACCATTCACGAGGAATTCGCATCAACACAAGTGTTGACACACCCCTCACCATTGTTACAGCAGACCCTAATTGACTTGCTTTATCCACGGTGGAGTCTCCTACCTCCATGTCCTTTGTGACTACCTCGTAGCCACCTTCTTTAAATGCCTCCAGTCTTCCGGGGCTGTCAAGGACCCAGCGATAAACAAAGTTGGGGTCTTTATTGGCAACAGTCAAAATGTTGCGATGGCCGCCTACCGGCGTTCTCTTTGTACGTTCTTTAGTCGGTCTTACCATTACTTTTCTCCCTTGATCTTCTTTAGATCGGCGACGTATTCAGCTTTGGTCATAACACCTGCACGAACTAAATCATTCATGACTTTAGTTTCCAGCTCATCTAGTTCGTAATCAGGTTCACTCTTACGAGAGGATCGAGTACGATCTACTGAACTTACAGCGTTAGGAGCTGCCCGTCTTGTTCCGAACTTATCGGAATGTCTCTTCTTAATAGTATCCTCAACATGCTTTAAAATCACTTCAGGACGAGACCCTGGATGTCGGTTTGCAAAGACTAGACCAACAGCGTCAGCCTCATCTCGCAACTCCGAATCTGTCTCATACCACGGATTACGCCCAACAAACGCAGCCAACTCAGGAGCAGCAGCAGGTTGAACCTCAACCTTAGCAATCTCTTGTTTCTGCGTTGTGTACTCTGTATTAAGACGTTCCAATTCTGTTTCAAGTTCTTCAACTCGATCAATATCTTCGTCTTTCAGAGCCATCCGGCGTTCTTTCCGCAAATCTGCCTGAGCCTTTCGATAGGCTTGGTCAAACACGAACTGGTGATGCCTTTTCATCGAATCCAACGCAGCAGCCTGGGATTTATTATCCCGTTTTAGCTGGTGGATTGTTGAGAAGAATTCACCACGTTCTTTGAATTCTTTGGCGGAACGCCATTCATCAGGGTTTTTGCCATCAGCAACCCATTGTTCTTTAGGCTGCCATCCCTGATCCATTGCCTCTTCTTCTACTTCACTAAATTGAGGAAGTTCTTCTTTCTTTTCCTCTTCTTCTTTTGGTTTGAGTTCTTCACTCATTTTCTGTATACCCCACTAAAAGGTCTTCATCATTGCAGAGAACTAAGAAATCTTCAGCGCCCTCTGGCTTAATCGTCATTGCTCCATATCGAGCATAGTAAACTAAGTCCCCAATTTTAATATCAGGTTTTTCCATGTTGTCCCAACATGAAGGTCCAATCATAAACACTTCGCCTTGATTGGTGTTTACCGCTTGGGAACGCTCATCCCGAGCTATAACAATACCACTTTTTGTTTCTTTCTCAATGCGTGGTTTGAGAATTACTCTGTGTCCCAGACTCTTCTGGTTGAATTGAATCATCTTCTTCCTCTTCGGCTTCAGGTGTCCAGTCTAAAATTTCACGATAGGCGAACACCATACCTTTCATGAATACATCATAATCTCGCTCGTTAGTCGCGTGAGCTAGGTTTTCCAGCGCCTCCATTACCCTTTCCTGAATCACTTCCTTTTGAAGAATTGTTACCGGGCTTTGGAGCCACTCTAGCAGCTTCTCTTTTTGCATAAGCATCCTCTATGGTTTGGGTCATCTTCATCTGATGTTTCTGATTGGAATGCTGAGCCTCTTGGCCCATTTCCATTTCCTTCAATTTCATCTCCATCATTTTTTCCATCTCCATGAATTTCATATCCATCATGGCTTCTTGCTGTTTCATCTGCATCTCGAACTGCTTCATGGCAGTATCGAGCTGATGTTTCTCTTTATCCTGCTGCATCTTCATCTGAGCAGCCTGAACCTTTGGATCAGGTGGAAGTTGCTGTTGTTGCATGAGAGCCTCAATATTAGGCTGCTCTTGTGCTTCTAAAATCCTCTTGGTTACTTCCATCACATTGATGGTGCCTAAGGGAAGAAGTTCCATAAGCCCCTGGGCTTTTAGTAACTTTTGAGTAGAACTCACTGCAGTGGGATCAGCCGTTGGGCAAACGTCGTAAGATTTTAAGTCATAGTCCGCTTGCTCAATAGGCTCGTCTAAAATCAACATCGCCCGTTCTAAATTCTCAGGATGAATGGAATTCAACCTAAAGAGTTTCTCGAATTCTTTAGCTAAAGAACGATAGACCCTCTTATAAATAGAGGTAAAAACCTTCATCCCTTGTTCAATCGTTGCCATTGTGGTAGTTGCCGGGGTATTTTGTCCCGGCATTTTACCTACAAAGATTTCCGCTACAGAAGCTAGCTCTTTAGTTGATTGAATAATCAGACCTAAGAGTTCAAATAGAACTTTGGAGGGTTCTTTTACGGGTAGCGGAAAGATTTGTTTCTTAATGTCATCTCCAGAAGTTGGCACACTGCGCCATTCACCCGGAGCTAGGCGCGTCTCCCCTGCTTTGAGACGCAGCCCTTTACCCAAGAACCCAGATTGTAAATTAGATAAGGTACCAGCATCAAGGAGAAGATTGACAATAGTATTAGCAGAGTCATTAAGAGGCCCAAGAAGATGCCCGAAACCAACCCCATAGAAACCCCCATCTGGATTAGGTAAAAACTCATACTTAGTGTAATACTCTACTGATTCAAAAGTAATGACTTCTTTCTTATCATTGAGCTTAACACCATCCGAATCCCATCTCGCAACCATGCGAAGCACTTTACGGGATTGTTCTTCAATGGTAATAATATAAGGTTCTGCAATGTTATCATCATCCAAGTCCCAGAACGTATGTTGTTCTAAGATGACATAAGGAGTTGCTTTATCATTAGCTGATGGAGCCTCTCCTTTATGTACATCTGTCTTATTTGGAACTTTAGGCGAAGAATCAGGATCAGGCAAATCAACGTCTAGAAACAATCCAGCATTGATCTGGGCCTGAACTTCATTACGAGTCATCGTAATGATTTCCGTCTTTCTATAAGCTCCTTCTAATGAAGGAGCCCAATAATTCACTACAAGGTCTTTAGGCCCTAAGAGTCTAGAGACATTTTGTTTTTTAATTTGATCAAAGTAAGTTTTACGAAATAAACAACCAACAATCGGTAATTGGATAAGTAACCTATCAGTTTCTTCATCCCAATCCTTCATCTCTTTAAGAAGTTGGTAATTCATGTGCTTGGCAAGTTTATCCGCTTTAGCCATTTTCAGACCTTGGGGATCAGCACCAACCACTTTCATATTCACAATCTTGCCATCAGCAGGAACTAAGGATGGATAAGCCCTAGCCTGAAACTGAAGAGCAGCAGTAGAGAGAAGGGGGTATTTAACACTAGCAGCTTTCTGCCAAGGCCAACTCTTAGGTTCTTTCACTTGAGTCGCGAGTTTAACATACTCGTCAATCATCGTGTCCCAATTTCTCTTGGAAGCACAGTCCTTCTCATAACCCTCGTAAACAGCAGTGCCGATTTCTTCTAAAATCTCTTCATCCACCTCTTCGGCGATATTCGCCGAATCAAGAAGAGCGTTTAGGTCAGAAAGTCCTGAAGAAAGTTCTTCAGTAGCCTGTGGTTGAGGATCGGCCAACTTCGAGTAGTCCTGATTGTTCGTAGGCATCGTAATAAATATCGTCCGCTATTTCCTGCTCTGTAGGAGCTTCCACCATTCTGTCTAAAATGAGCCCCAAGTAAGCAAAAGCATCAACTTGGTCATCATGCTTGTCTCGTGGAAACCTTGTAAGTTCGTCTTCAAAAGTTTGATACCAATCTGCATCTTTATCAAATCTTACCGCTCTTGCCCTCATTCTTCCTTGAATGCTTCGCGCCCTGTTCCATTTATCAACAGAAGGAGAGAGGGGTAAAATTTGGGGCCAGATGTTTCGCTTAGGCATTTCTTCATTCAAGAAGGGGCCAATCGCCTTTTCAATCTGACCTTTTTCAACAGCAAACACTTCTGGTTTGTAAAATTTCTCTAGAGCAAAAATAGTATCTACAATTTCTCTAGCATCCATGCGCTCACGAATAACATTAACAATATGCAAGAGACCATTCTCATCAAGACCACCGATGACAAAGGCAGACCAGTCTGCCCTATCTTTCTCACTAATCGCCAAATCTGATGCAATGTAATATCGTAAAAGTTTCTTTTGGTCATCTAAACTCCTGTCAACGAACTCCCCTTTCTTAAAGAAAGCGACAGATTCATCAATAGGTACATTTAAATATTCCTGGGAATAAATCTCAGGAAGTCCTTGTGAAACATAATCAGCCCTAATACTACGCAGTTCTTTCTCCCCTTTTTTCTCAGGCCAGAGGAGATGCTTAAAAGTCTCATCATGTGCTCTATACTTAACTGACCTCCAACCCGTAGATTGTTCAGTCCAGGTTTTCAGAGGTTCTATTTTTAAGAACAAATGTTTTCTTTTGCTTTGTAATTGAAATTCTGGCATAAGACGTTCTAGCATAGAGTCCATATGCAAAATGGTTCCAACTACACGTATAATTCCATTATCACTCCGAACAGGGATAAGAGCACCAAAAAACCAGCGTCTGAACTTATCTCTCCTGTCTTTATTCATTACCTGTTCATCTTCTTCAATGTCGTCACAGATAACTAAATCTGGACGACGATTCAACCACTTCGCACCTCGAAGTGATTGCTCCGAACCTTTAGCCATAATACGAAACTTATGACCTTCTGCCAATTCTACAATGATGTCTGTTTCAGCATCCTTCAAGAACCTCGGAGTACCAAAAAGCTGATGTATCGCCTGGTTGTCCTTTAATTCGTTCTTGATGTCGTTCAAGAACAGAATGGCTTGCGCCTCCGTTCCTGATATGAGCAGTACAAAACTCCGCTCCCTGAACAGCACACAAGCAAGAGTATACGAATGTGTAATCGCTGTACTCTTTGCAAAACCCCGTGGGGCAGCTATTGCCACAAAAGGATGTTTGCTTGTGCATAATTCCCACCATTCTCGATGACAAGGAGGTATAGGGGCTGGTTGGTCAAATCGTTTTGCGAGTACCGATCCAACAAACCCTTCAATAACCTCCGCATTAATCATCCCACCCTTCTTTATTCAGCATCATCATTGCATCCTGGCCTTACGAGTGCGAGGAAAAGAGCGATTGGAAGAACGAGCACGAATGCGCAAATTAGCACGACTATTCCCGCCACCCTTAACAACCGGACGCTTATGATCCACGTCTTTTCCATCCCCTTGATGAACCAAGCCCGCATTTTTCATCTTCCTACGTGCTTTATTACGGTTAGAGCGGTTAGCTATTTGCTCTGGTCTTCCTTGGTAGTTAGCGTATTCTTTGCGGTAATTACGCTTCGCTCTACTTTGTGCCACACTAAGCTCCTTTAGAAGGAGCGTTTAATACTTCCGGCCCTTCTTGACTGGGCGCTTCATTTTGGAGGGGGTCCGTTGCTTCGGCATTTTCTTTGCTTTCTTCATTAGGTTTAAGAATGTTGGAAACTCTCTTTTTAGCCATTTCAGCAAATTCTTTAGCAAGATTTTTAAGTATGTCACCAACTGCTCCTTGATCCACTTGGTTTTGAGGCATCTTGCGAATGAGCCATCTTTTGTCAATCATCTCATTCGCCACTTTCCACCCGTCTTTCATGGAGACAGGTTTTCTTACAAATTGACCCGTTTTTGGGTCATACTGGAAATCACCATGTTCGAGACGATCATTAATAATCTCTAGGGATTTCTCAATTCTTTTAGAGAGTTTTGCATCAAGTTCTTGATCGCTCTCTGTTTGAATGTCTAAAACTAAATCATTCCACCAAGGCTGTTTCTTCCACATCTTGATGGTAACAAGAGGAACTTGACAAACAGAAGCTGTAGCTGCCAGATTGCCTGTAATAAGCCATGTGGTAACTACATCAATCTTCTTATTATCGTTCCAAGTCATTAGATTCGAGTTCCTTGAGGAACAACCTTTCCTGAATCTTGTTTAAATGAAGATTGAGGAATAAAACCAGCATCACCTGTTTCATCAAGAATAAAATACATAGGTTCAGGTGTCAAATCTTCAGGCACCTTAGTCCAACAAGCTTTTAAAGGTTGATTATTCCAAACAACTGAAGCTAATTTGTATTGATCTCGCATGGCAGGTTCAATTTGCACAAAGACTTCTTTAACATCACAAGGCTTATCATGCAACATAACTGCTACATTCTCATCACTAAAAACTAAAGGAAAAGCAAATCCAATAGAAGGGATGAGCAACAGACTGGCAACGAATAAACGAAATAATTTAGACATAGATTGTCCTTATTGACAAAACCCCCAAATTAAAACCACATTAAATACAACAACTCCAATCATTAAGACAATTTCCATATTGTCTCCTTTAGACATTTCTAGCTTACCTATATATTATACCACACTTTGAACCAAATGTCAAGAACTATTTTTACTCTCTTTGTTTTTAAAGGGATTTATTTTTTATTTTCATAAACCCCTTGACTTTTGACTAAAAGTATGTTATAATAATGGTAAGAGAGGGCGAAGGTGTAAGAGTAAGAGCCCTAAAGGGCTCAGGTGTATTTAGGAAAAGATATATAAGAGAAACCCTTTATAGGTTTCTCGTCAACTAAGAGGTGTGAGCTGTGGAGGTTTATCACAGCGAACAATGCCTTTAGGAGCCTCGTAGAGGCTCTAGGACGGGTTCTAGGAACCCTGTAAGCTATCCCCCTAGCCTCTAAGCTTTAAGCCTTTCCTAGGCTATTCTGAAGCTTCTAAGACACCTACCCCTTTTTGAAAATATATAGAATTAGCTAACACTGCATCAATCTAATAATCTCCCAGTCCATCTTTTCCCCCCTCCCCCCTTAAATTCCCCTTAAGAATCAGTCCTGTTAAGAAGTGAACACTTACTAACCAGATAGATGGAGCTTATGGGGCCATACATACAATCCATAGAACTATCCTCCCCTCCCCCTGTCCAACGGGTACGGACGGATGCGCCTGAGCGCATTCCCTTGCTGCGGTGCAGCACGAGTAACAAGGTTGTTACGGCAGGGGAACTTCTCAGGAGCTTGTCTGTCTGACTTACACAGGCTGCACCCAGTACCTAGTGGGGTGCAGCCGGGTTCTGGTGCGCAGCCCATCAACGGCGCACGGGATGATCGGGCCTTTCGGTTCCGAGTCCATAACTCCAAAGGAAACACATCATGAGCAAAGCAACAATGCACCTCGCGTATGTCGCCGCTGGTCTTACCTGTCAAGGGATGGCCGATCTCCTCAGGCGCGTGTCAGACAGCGCGCCGAGCAATGAGGAAGTCACAAGGCTGCAATCCATCGTCGGCCCCCTACAAGGGATGGCGTTCAGCGACGGCCTGAAGTTCCTCAGCGATACGGTGGCTAGCACCAAAGCCACCAAGGAAGACAAGCCGGACGCGACAGTGAAGCAGCGTGCCAGCGAAGTGAGGCAGATTTATGCCGCCACCAAGCTAGTTCCTGGCTTCAAGGTTGAGGGCTTCGGCTACTGGAAAGCCCTGCAAGCTGCCCGAGACAGCCTCAAGTCGAGGGGAATTACGGCAAGCGGTGCCCCCATCCTGACGCCCGAGCAGAAGGCCGAGAAGGCCGTTAGCCGTGAAGTCAGCGTGCAGGAAGTGCTGGCAATCAACACTGACGCCGACCTTACGGCAGAGGAAAAGCAACAGCGCATCGCGGCGCTAGCGCAACAAGCGGCAGCGAAAGTGGCCGACGGCGGAGTCGAAAAGCATGCCGACCGCATCATCAAGACCAACGGCATGGACTACGCCAAGCGGCTAGTGGCCGCGCTGGAGCATGCCATTGCCAGTGCGGAGAACGCCAGCATTGGTGCGGCGGAGACGGAAAATCCAGTGCTCGTGCAGGCGGGTGTTAAGCAAGCCGATGTGCAAGAGGCAGCGGCAATGCTGAAAAAGGCGAAAAAGGCGACGAAAGCCGCCTAAGCAGTAAGGTCGCTACTCGATAGCGGTGCGGATAGGTCTAGGCAACCTTACCCGCTACACTAGAAGCCTAACCCCCTTGGGCCGAGAGGCCCTTGGGGGTTTTTGTCGTTTATAAGGCATCGCAAGCGAGCTTGCTCGCACTAGCCCTTGGTACCAGTAGGGTC